GCTTCTGCCCTCTCTGACAGAGAGAAGGTTCTAAGCAAGCTGCGCGGCTGGATGGATTCCGCAGAGCCGACTGACTCAACCAAGCTGAGAGCGGCTGAGCTGCTTGGTAAGGCTGCCGGCCTGTTCACTACCGAGGTCAACGTGACCACCAAGGAGCGGGATGCATCGGAGGTGGCTGCTGAGTTGGAGCAGAGACTGGCAGGCCTGAGCTGGGAGGGTGTCGATGTTACTCATGGGCCCGATGCCGGCGACGACATCCACTGAGCCACGCACTCGCATTGCGCTGACGCATGCATAGGCGCATTTGCCCACGCACGCACCTTCCCTGCCATGACCCCCAACCCCCCTGAGCGCACGGCGTGCATACACATACATATACATAGTAATACGCTCAAACAATTACCCTTTTTTCTGTCAGAAAACATGTCACATGTAATTTGTCACCCCTTTTGTTTTCAACTTTTGCATCGGGAGTCCCATGCCCTAAAAAAATTTTGCAAATTTTTGGCTTACTTATTTGACTTATCTGTCAAGGGGGGGCAATATGCTATAATCAAAGTGACAACTGCGTACTAAGTAGTCTACTAAGTCAAAGTAGGCTATGTCGTTTCCCTTGAAGGGAACGACAGTAAGTAAGCAATATCTTAGAAGTCTGCTTTTAAGTAGCCTGCTAAGACTAAGTAGACTACTAAGACTAAGTAGAGGGCTAAGTTTTAAGTATGGCTATAGAAGATCGAATAGATCCTAATCTTTTAAAAAACATTGATAAGCTACCAGTTAAGGATCAAGAAGAAATTCTTATTCTTTTGGAAGAGCTAGAAGATGCTGAAAAAAAAGAAAAGGCTAGGAATACCTTCATAGGGTTTGTCAATAAGGTTTGGCCGGCTTTTATTGAAGGGCGGCATCATAAGATCATGGCCAATGCTTTTGAACGTGTTGCCAAAGGAGAACTTAAAAGACTTATTGTTAATATGCCGCCAAGGCATACCAAGTCTGAGTTTGCATCGTTCTTATTGCCCGCATGGTTTTTGGGCAACTATCCTGAAAAGAAAATAATTCAAACCGCTCACACCGCAGAATTATCTGTTGGTTTTGGGCGTAAAGTTAGAAACCTTGTAGACAGTGATGACTATAAGTCTATATTTCCGAATGTGCTGTTGAGGTCTGACTCCAAGGCCGCTGGTCGATGGAGTACCAACAAAGGTGGCGAATACTTCGCTATTGGTGTTGGAGGTGCAGTTACAGGTAAAGGCGCGGATCTTCTTGTTATCGACGACCCTCATAGTGAGCAAGAAGGTCAAAGCTCTGACCCTTCCGTCTTTGACCGTGTATATGACTGGTATACATCTGGGCCTCGACAGCGCCTCCAACCCGGAGGATCGATAATTGTTGTTATGACTCGTTGGCATAAACGGGACTTAACAGGACAAATACTAAAATCATCCCTGCAAAGAGCAGGATCAGATGAATGGGAGCTTATAGAGTTTCCTGCTTTAATGCCGTCAGATGAGCCGCTTTGGCCTGAGTTCTGGCCTAAAGACGAACTAGAGGCTTTAAGAAACGAGCTACCTGCTCCAAAATGGAACGCCCAGTACCAACAAAACCCAACCTCAGAAGAGGGCGCGTTAGTTAAAAGAGACTGGTGGAGGACTTGGGAGAAAGACAATCCTCCGATGTGCGAGTTTATTATCCAATCTTGGGATACAGCATTTCTTAAAACACAAAGATCTGACTTTTCGGCATGTACAACGTGGGGAGTTTTTTATCACTCAGACAGCTCAGGTATTGAACAGCCAAATATTATTCTTCTGGATGCACATAAAGAAAGGCTAGAGTTTCCAGAGCTTAAGAAAAAAGCTTATGAAATGTGGGTTGATTGGCAACCTGATGCCTTTATCGTAGAAGCCAAAGCAGCAGGAACGCCCCTAATATTTGAATTAAGATCAATGGGCATTCCGGTTTCTGAGTATACTCCGTCCAGAGGCAACGATAAGATTTCTAGGGTAAACGCTGTATCAGATCTTTTTGCGTCCGGTATTGTTTGGGCACCTGAGTTAAGGTTCGCAGAAGAAGTTATTGAAGAGTTTGCTGCATTTCCAGCAGGGGAACATGATGACCTTGTTGACTCCTCTACGCAGGCATTGCTTAGGTTTAGACAGGGCGGATTCCTGAAGCTAAACAGCGATGAGGAAGACGAACCGTTTTATCCCAAAAAGGCTATCTACTACTAATGGCGTTCTTGCAGAGCAATATTCCCTACTTTAAATGTTGGGTTAGACGAGAGTACACCCATAACAACCAGAAGTATCATGGCGAGTTTTTGCATGCAATGGCTGTAGCTGTTACAACGATGCCAAAGAGATGCTTAAGTTTTCAGGTTATTTTTACTGGCGCTGAAACTTACGATGATGAAGAACAACAAAATGTTCATGGCGGAGCGATGTGGGCTAGAATGCCTATTACCGCTTTGGTGGGCGACACTCCTTTTGAAGAGTGGCCCAATGAATTACCCGTATGGGCGGCACAACCTTGGGATTGTATGTCGCATACTCATGCAGTTTATCAGATAGAAAGAGCAAGCCCAGCGCCTTGGTTTGCTAAAGTAGATGGAGAGTTTTACCCAGCAAAGTATTACTTTACTGTAGACTACACAGATAATGAGGTGGCGGATGATCCAGCTCAGCATAAACAAAGCCATGTGCTAGAGTTGCTTAATGCTGGCGAGTACACGGGAAATATTGTTGCCCTGCCTAATAATAGAGTAAGGGTGACGCATCCAGCTTGGTTTGAAACTGGAGTTGGCGCTCCAGACTTTAGGCCTAATCAACGAACCTACAACTCAAAAGATGATGTAGAGTATATTCATGACACAAAGCGGGTTTTTGACAACCTGTACAGTGAGGATTAAATGAAAAAAACTAAAGGTTACATGCTAGGTGGCAAGACTAAAGGAATGTCTAATGGCGGTAAATTAAAAATGACCACCAATAAGCAGGGCAAAGAGGTTCCTTTCTTTGCTGCTGATGGCGTTGGCAAAATGAGTTCTGGGCGAAAAGTCCCAACGACTAAAGGTTATTTTATAGGCGGTAAGACTAAGGGCATGGCCAAAGGCGGTAAGACCGGAGGTAAAACAATAGCTCGCGGATCTGGCGCAGCAAGACCTCAAGAATTTGGAAAGAATGGCTAATGGCTATCGATAGAACTCTTCGCTCCAATCCACTGGTTGGAGAAGGAGGCGACATTGAGATTGAAATAGAAAACCCTGAGGCTGTTTCTATTGAGACAGAAGATGGCGGGGTTATTTTAGATTTTGATCCTGATGCAAGAACGCTAGCATCGCTAGGAATGCTTCCCCATGATGCTAACTTAGCAGACGTTGTCGATGATGCAGAGTTAAGTGTAATGGCATCTGAGCTTGTTGGGCAGTTTAAGTCTGACAAAGAAAGTCGTGCAGATTGGGAAAGAGCCTATGTTGATGGCCTAGATTTGCTTGGTCTTAAGAATGAAGACAGAACCACACCGTGGGACGGTGCTTGCGGGGTCTTTCATCCATTGCTTTCTGAATCTGTAATCAAGTTCCAGTCTCAATCCATACAAGAGCTATTCCCAGCAAGCGGGCCTGTAAAAACTTCAGTTGTTGGCGCAATAACTGATGATAAAGAAAAGCAAGCTTATAGGGTTCAGAATTATTTAAACTACCTGCTTACAGAAAAAATGACAGAGTATCGCTCGGAAACCGAGAAGATGTTGTTTTCTTTGCCGTTAGCGGGCAGTGCTTTTAGAAAGATCTACTATGATCCCAGCATGGGCAGACCGTGCAGCATGTTTGTTCCAGCAGAAGACTTTGTTGTTAGCTATGGAGCGTCAGATCTAACAACCTGTGAAAGAGCTACTCACATCATGAAGCGGACTTCTAATGAGATCCGTAAGCTTCAGGTGTCTGGCTTTTATAAAGACATAGAACTTGGGGCTCCTTCTAATGATGTCGATAGGATTGAGGAAAAATATAATAGGCTGACTGGAGACAGCGCCAGTTACGATCTGGACTCAAGGCACACTATCTTGGAGATGCAAGTAAATTTAGACCTTGTAGGCTTTGAAGACGAAGAGGGCGGAGAGCCTACAGGCATTGCGCTGCCTTATGTTGTGTCAATAGACCTTGGCTCTAGAGAAATATTATCTATACGGCGCAATTGGTATGAGGGCGATAACCTAAAAACAAAGCGTGAGCACTTCGTTCATTACCAATATATACCCGGATTAGGATTCTATGGGTTTGGATTGATCCACATGATAGGTGGACTAGCCAAATCGGCTACATCATTACTCCGTCAACTAGTAGACGCGGGTACTTTATCTAATCTTCCGGGCGGACTTAAGTCTAGAGGACTAAGAATTAAGGGTGATGACACCCCAATCATGCCCGGAGAGTTCCGAGACGTAGATGTTCCGGGTGGAGCGATCAAAGACAACATCAGCTTCATGCCATATAAAGAGCCAAGCAACGTTTTGTATCAGTTGATGGGCGATATTGTAGAAGAAGGTAGGCGATTTGCCTCCGCAGGAGACGTTAAAGCTGCAGATATGAACGCAGAAGCCCCTGTTGGCACAACATTGGCCATACTTGAGCGGTCAATGAAGGTAATGAGCGCCATTCAGGCCCGATTACACGCCTCTATGCGCGTAGAATTAAGGATATTAAGTGGCCTTGTAAGGGATTTTGGGCCCGAAAAGTACCCATATCTGCCTGATACCGACGATTTAGTCTCTGAAGACTTCGATGATCGCGTAGATATCATTCCTGTCAGCGATCCTAACGCTGGAACAATGGCTCAAAGAATAATGCAGTACCAAGCAGCTCTGCAATTAGCGGCTCAAGCCCCAGAAATGTACGATATGCCGTTATTGCACCGTAAAATGCTAGATATATTGGGCATTCAGGACGCAGAAAAGATTGTTCCTACAGATAAGGACATGAAACCCACTGATCCTGTTAGTGAAAACATGGATATCATTAATGGTAAGCCTGTCAAAGCGTTTATCTACCAAGATCACGAAGCTCACATCCAGACTCACATGAGTTTGACGCAAAATCCGCAGGTTATGGAGATAATGGGCAAAAGCCCCAACGCAAACAAAGCTATGGCGGAGATGTCGGCGCATGTACAAGAGCACTTGGCGTTCAAGTACAGGCAAGAAATAGAAAAAGAACTTGGAGTAGAGCTTCCAACCCCAGAAGAGTCGCTGCCTGAAGATATTGAGTACAGAATATCCAGACTGGTAGCTCCTGCTGCGGCCCAAGTTACAGGTAAAGCGGCAAGAGAGCAGCAAGCGCAGCAAGCTCAACAAAAAGCTCAAGACCCTATAGTGCAAATGCAACAACAAGAGCTTCAGATTAAACAACAAGAAGTTCAGCAACGTGCTCAAGCTGAAATGGCTAAGATACAGCTAGATATGCAGAAACTTATGATGAAATCAGAGCTGGATAGAGAGCGATTAGACCAGCAAGAAAGATTAGAGACCGCAAAAATTGGAGCAAAGATAGCTGAGACTAATTCTAGGGAAGAATTAGAAGCTTCTAGGATAGCATCTCAAAATGAACTAGATGGAGCGAAGCTTGGTGTCCAAGTTGCTAAAGATATTATGGGAAATAAATGACAAAAGAAGTAGACATATTTGATTATTTGAGGTCAAATGTTAGAGATCGAATGAATGACATAAGTGATCACATTAGTGGTGGCGGATGTGAAGATTTTGCAGAGTACAAAAAATGCTGCGGAATTATTCATGGTTTAGCACAAGCTGAACGAGAGATACTAGACGCTAAGTCTCGATACGAGAACGCGCAATAACGACTCTAGGCGTTTTCCTAGTGCAAGCGACTTCGGGCGTTTTCCCGATGCAAAGGAGAGTATATGAGCGAAACTGCTCAGCAACTAGAGACCAAAGAGTCTCGAAACGCAAACCAACTTCCTGAGCCTAAAGGCTATAAGATTTTGATTGCGCTACCAGATCCCGATTCAGAATATGATGGCGGGATAATTAAATCCAAGAAAACTCTTCAGGAAGAAGAGCTTGGTTCTATCTGCGGGATGGTTCTTAAAATGGGGCCAGATTGCTACAAAGATGCGAATAGATTCCCTTCTGGTTCTTTTTGTGAAGAGGGCGATTGGATCATTATGAGGTCTTACTCAGGTACTCGATTCAAAGTTCACGGCAAAGAGTTCCGGTTAATAAACGATGACAGTGTTGAAGCTGTAGTTGAAGACCCAAGGGGGATCGTAAAAGCATGAGTGAAGCAATAGAAGATCAAGTTCCTGAGGAACAAGATAGCTCTCATAGCGCAGAAGAAAAATTTTTCGGCATAAAAACTACGCACGAAAAAAAGAAACAAGCCGAAACGGGCTCTGAGTCTAGCGAGTACGAGTTTGAAATTATTGATGACCGTCCTCAAAAAGACAGGAGACCCGCTAAAGCTTCGCAAAGTTCTAGTGATGACGACGAAGAGCTTGGCCAGTATTCTGATAAAGTTCAGAAAAGGCTTAATAAACTTAAGTTTGATTATCATGAAGAGCGCCGTCAGCGAGAATCCGCAGAAAGAATGCGAGAAGAAGCTGTCAGGGTTGCTCAGCAATATGCAAATAAAGCTCAAGAGCAAGAGTCTCTAATAAGTAGAGGCGAAGCAGCATTAGTTGAGCAGATTAGAGAAAGAGCCCACTTAAGATTAGAGCAAGCAAAAGAAGGCTACCGTAAAGCTTATGAAGAAGGCGATACGGATGGAGTAGTAAATACTCAAGAGCAAATGCTTAAAGCTCAAACAGAGTTATCTGAGATTGAAAGGTATAGAAACAACCTAAGCAATCAAGCTCGGAACGCTCAGGCTGCTCAACAACAAGCGTATCAGCAAGATATTGCAAGAAGAGCTGCTCAAAACGTAGCTGCTCAACAACAAGTTCGGCCACAAGTTACACCAGAAGCAGAGCAATGGGCTCAAAAAAATAACTGGTTTATGGCTGAAGGTTATGAAGATATGACTGCGTTAGCCTATGGGGCACATACGCAAGCTGTTCGATCAGGCATTGATGTAAGATCAAGAGAGTATTTTGATTACATAGATAACAAAGTAAGATCAGCATTTCCAGATTACGATTGGTCGGATTCAAGCGATACAAATGGCCGTAGCGCGACCGTGACGACTAATCGACCCTCGACGGTGGTGGCACCTTCCGCAAGGAATAATGGTGCTAAACCGCGCAAAGTACGGTTAACGGCCACTCAGGTAGCCCTCGCCAAGCGACTTGGGTTAACAAATGAACAGTATGCCCGACACGCCGAGATGCTCTAAAAGGAGAATGGTAATGGCAACAGAGCGCACCCCTAGAGAAAGCGACACGCGAAAAAAAGAACAGTATCGACCAGATGATAGTTGGTCACCGGCATCTATTTTGCCTGAACCCACGCCTCAAGATGGTTGGACGTTCCGTTGGATTCGGACTAGTATTCTGGGTCAAGCTGACAATACAAATGTTTCTAGGTCAATGAGAGAAGGTTGGATTCCTGTAAAGGCAGAAGATCATCCAGAGCTAGAAATTCAGTCAGACTTGAACTCAAGATTTGTAGGCAATGTTGAAGTTGGCGGTTTATTGCTTTGTAAAGCTCCTTCGGAGAAGATCAATGCACGAACCAGACACTTCGAAAGGGTCGCATCAAATCAGATGGAGTCTGTTGATAACAACTTCTTGCGTGAAAATGACCCTCGTATGCCGCTTATGAAACCTGAGCGAAATACGAGAACAACATTTGGCAGAAGTTAAACTCGAAAGAGAGGCTTCTAATTAGTAAGGAGGCCAAAAATGGCTACTACTGCAACCCCAATGGGTGCAGAACCTACTGATACTCTTAGTGCTAGCGGCTCTTTTACAGGAAAAGTTCGGCATATTAAGATTGCAAGTGGTTACGGCACCGCTATATTTTACGGCGATTTTGTAAAACTCGTAGCAGCAGGAACTGTAGAAAAAGAAACTACCACTGACGCAGCAGGAACCCCTGCCTTTGTCGGTGTTTTTGTAGGTTGTTCTTACACAGATCCCAACACCAATCAACTAACGTTCTCTCAGTATTTCCCAGCGTCTACTGCCGCTTCGGATATCATGGCGTATGTTGTAGACGATCCCAATGTATTGTTCCGCATGCAAGCGGACGGCTCTTTAGCCCAAACAAATCTTGGGAATAACATTGACGTAGCCTACACGGCTGGCTCAACTAGCATTGGACGTAGCAGAAATGCTGCTGACCAAAGCACCGCAGGAACAACTGCAACATTGCCTTTCCGCATTGTTGACTTTGTTGACGGGCCAGACAGTGCTATAGGCGATGCTTACACGGACATCATTATGAAGTTCAACGTAGGTCATCAGTACGCCAATACAACTGGCATTTAAGGAGAATTAAGTAATGGCTATTTCAAGAGCGCAAATGCTTAAAGAACTCCTGCCGGGGCTTAATGCTCTTTTTGGCTTGGAGTACGAAAAATACGAAGATGAACACACTCTCATTTATGAGACTGAAAGTTCTGATCGTTCTTTTGAAGAAGAAGTAAAGCTGTCTGGATTCGCTGCTGCACCAGTCAAAGCTGAAGGCGCTGCCATCAGTTATGATTCTGCACAAGAATCTTTCACGGCTCGCTACAATCATGAAACAATTGCTATGGGCTTTAGTATTACCGAAGAAGCTATGGAAGATAACTTGTATGACTCATTGTCTGCTCGTTATACCAAGGCTCTTGCCCGCGCTATGGCATACACTAAGCAAGTTAAGTCGGTATTCCCTCTTAACAATGGCTTCTCTAATAGTTATCAGTCTGGGGACGGTGTAAACCTGTTCACTGCTTCTGGTGACGGAGTTACCGGTGGCGATGGTCACCCATTGGTTAGTGGCGGCAAAAACAACAACCGTCCTGTGACGGCTGCTGACCTCAATGAAACGTCTTTGGAAAATGCAATTATTGACATTGCTGCCTTCACTGACGAAAGAGGCTTGTTAATTGCTGCGCGTCCTCGTCGCTTGATTGTACCACCCGCTTTGATGTTTACAGCAGATCGTCTGTTGGAATCTACTCAGCGAGTTGGCACGGCGGACAACGACATTAACGCTATTCGTAACATGGGCGCAATCCCAGAAGGTTACAGCGTTAACCACTATCTGACCGATAGCAATGCTTTCTTTATCATTACGGATATTCCTAATGGTATGAAGCACTTTGAACGGACTCCACTCGAAACTTCTATGGATGGTGACTTCGATACAGGTAACGTGCGCTATAAGGCGCGTGAACGTTACTCCTTCGGGGTTTCTGATCCACTTGGAATTTACGGGTCTCCCGGTTCAAGTTAAACTTAAGGGGGGCATTAGCCCCCTTTTTGTTATATTCTTTCCTGACAGATGTTTCATGTGAAACACTGACAATCCCAAGACAGGAGAAATCACATGGGAACTACTACTTTTTCAGGCCCTATCAAGGCTGGAACTATTAAGGAAACTACTGGCACGACAGTAGGTGAAGACAAGGCTAACGTTGGTTTTGTGCTTATGGCGCAAAGCGCAAACGTGGTTTTTGGCGATGACGGCACTACAACTGTTGTTGCAACACTTCCCGCAAACAGCCAGATTTTTCAAATCACAGTCGATGTGACCACCGCATTCGATGCTGGAACCACCAACACATTTGACCTTGGTGACGGCTCTACTGCAAACAAGTATGCAGACGCGCTGAACGTTAGCGCGCAGGCTCGCGTATTAGCGACATCTGACGTTTCGCAAATTGGAAACTTGGTCGACATCGGCACCTCTGACGTAGATGTGACGGTTACATACAACCAGACTGGCACTGCGGCTACCGCAGGTGCGGCCACTGTTACTGTCCTGTACGCGCAGAACCGTAACCTCTCATAAGGAGGTAACCCGTGGATAGTTTATCTCAAGTATTTCAGGGGCATCGGCATGAGAGCGGCTTCGTCGCTCTCGGTCGGCATCGCCTGAAGGAGTTTAGCGTCATAGGTACGGCCTCTGCGGGAACTTTCGTAGTGTTCGATACCGACACGGCTCCAGAAACAGGGACTTATGCTCAGTCTGGGGCGACAGTCACGATCACTGATACAGGCCACGGCTTGTCTACGGGTGATGTTGTTGGGATCAATTTTGCTGTAGGGACAGGCGGCACCGCACAACCGGGTAATTATCCGATTACTGTGACAACCGCTAATGCATTTACGGTAGAGATGTTGAACTCAGACACCATTACAGGCACCCCAGCTTGTCAATATGTTGCGAATAGCGGCTCAACCCAGAAAGCACCAAAACGCTGGATTATGTCCAAACATACGTCTGCGGCAGACACTTTTGCCAATGTGTTTCAGGTGCCCAACAGTGGATTTATTGTCAGAAACGGAATTTATTTTTTGATGACAAACCTCACTGAAGCAGACGTTTTCTACGAGTAAGTTGTGGCCGCCAAGAAACCAGCTAAGAAAAAGTCAACAGTCAATAAGGCAGGCAACTACACGAAGCCCGCTCTGCGTAAGCGACTGTTTAACCAGATCAAGGCTGGCGGTAAGGGCGGCAAACCCGG